TCATGTCGGCCGAGTAGCGGCTGCCGTTCCGCGTCGTGATCCGGCGCCGCACCTCGCGACTGATCGCCACGTTCCCTTCGAGATCGTGGTAGAAGCCCTGTGCCGTGATGAACTCGCCGTCATCGTCCACCACGCGCGCGCCCGCGCGGCAGTTCTTCCACGCCATCAGCACAAGCTCGCCGAATCGGGCGCTCGGCCCCTCGATCATCTTGACCTGACCATCCTCCTTGCGCGGCAGCGCATAGATGCACTCGTCGGCCACCGTTTCGTTCGTGGTCACGAGCATTTCCAGCGTCTTGAGAAACGTCTGCACGCTGCGCGGATACGCCTTCGCGGTCGTGATCTGCTGGTCGATCTCGGCCTTCATCAGCGCCGCGCTCAACCGCTCCGCATGAAGCTCGATCGCTTCCTCGACTGCCATCGGTCACCCCTTCGGTGGATAGGTACGGAACGCGCGGATCCCCGGCTTCTCAACCTCGGCCTGTTCACGCGCCGCGTTGTGATACCGAGCAGCCGCCTCATGGCCGAGGTGTTCGGCCAGTTTCTCAGCGAGCAGCGCCGCGACCTTCTGGTAATCGGTGCTCTTGCGCGCGCTGGATTGCTTCCATGTGATCTTCCAACCTTTGCCAGCGATCCCGGCGGCATCGCCGATCCGCGCCTTCATCGCGTTCTTCTGCTGCTCAAGCACCGCCTCGTGCTGCGCGAGCGCGTTCTGATCGAAGAACAGAAGGCCGGCGCGCACGTCATCCTCTGGCGTCGCCTCGATCATGTGCTCGTCGCGCACGCTCGGATACATCAGGTCCAGCGCCTCGCGATCTCCCGGGCCGATCGGCGGGCGCGTGTCCGTGACCACGTAGTCCATCCACCACTTCACGAGCCGTTCGAGCATCGACGCCTCGAAAGCGGCGTCGCGCGTGACGGTGTAGATCCTGAAGTCGTTGCCGCCGATCAGCACCGCAATGTCCCACACCGGGAACCCAGTGATCGCCATGTAGAGATGGCATTGCACGGCGTAACCGTGCGGAACGTGATCGGTCCCCTCCTTGCCCCACTCGCCGGTCAGGTGGTCGTCGGCGGTCTTGATCTCCAGACCGCGCCGCTGGCCGATCACGAGCCGGTCGGGAGTGCCCACGATCATCGGCCACTCGGGATGCTGCATCAGCCGGTCGGGCTTCCAGACCTTGCGGCCGGTCTTGTGTGTGTACCGGCGCGCGATCAGATCCTCCAGCGCCGTGCCCCACCACATCTGTTCGCTCTCGACCGTGCGTTCGAGCGGGATGCGCCCGGTCTTGTCCAGCCAGACATTGAGCGCGCTGCCGTACTTCGCTACGCCGAGGATCGCGGCCGCATCCGATCCGCCGATGCCCGCGCGCCGTTCCTGAAGCCAGATCTGCCGGCCAAGCTCAGCGCCGGTCGCTTCTCGCTCCATCCCGCACCTCCTTGCCGTGGTCAATCACGTCGCGCACCGTCACGACGCCCTGCGACACGCGCTCGATCTTCACCGCGTGTTCCAGACTGGGCACGCTCTCGCCGGCCAGCCAGCGATAGACCGTTTGGCGTGATACCCCGAGCCCATCCCGGACCCATGCCACGCCAACCGCTGCGACCCATCCCCCAAGTCGCGTGCCCATCCGGTGCCGATCCATTGGCATCTTCGGCCCTCCGTGCCATTGGGACGCTGCCGGCGCGCACGTTAGCAGCGTGCCCAATGGCATTTCAAGGCTCAATCTTCATCCGCTTGCATGGCCGCCGTTTATCGGGGTCGCGGCACCTTCGCGTCCAGCGTGGGCTTCAGGAACTTGTCGTAGATCGCCGACATGAGCGTGGACATGAACACGCTGTATGCGGCCGTGCCAGCGAAGCCGAGCACGCCACCGACAGCGCCCAGCGCGCCGGCATTGGCAGTGCCGACAGCGAGCTTGCCCACGATGTAGAGCGCGGCGTTGATCCACGGGATCGCATCGTTCGGCACTCGCTTCAGAGCCGGCCAGCGCGTGACCGCGAAGCCGATTCCGAGCATGATCACGGGAGCGAACGAATCGAACAGCGCGATCACCTTTTCCGGCGTGATCTTGCCCGGCGTGACCTGCGCGAGCGTGAGCGCCGGCCATAGCAGCAGCAGCGACAGAAACGGCACGAGCTTCTTCATGGTCCCTCCCCAATGGCTGCGACGCGGCGACGGCGGCGCAGTTCGTTGATCGCCTCGGCCCTTGCAGTGCTGTCGGGTTCGACGACCGCGATCACCGCAAGCTCCACCACCTGAATCAACCGTTCCTCGACCTTCGCCTTGCTCTGAAGCTCGGTGCGCAGATCCGCCACTTCATCCTTCACGTCTTTCGTGATCGCGCGGGCGATCACGCCGCCCAGCAGCGCGAACAGCGCCGCCAGCGCGAGCCCGGCCTTCGCGAACAGATGAAGCCGGCGCACCACGCGATCGACGACCATCTCGATAGTCGGCGGTTCCAGTGTCGGGTCATCCATTGCGGCCTCCTTACCTGACCCACGAAACACGGGCCACGATCGCATCGTGCGCGCGAAAAACCTCTGGATCGGTTTCAGCGATGGCATCATGGTGCTCGTTCCAGTTCCCGACCGAGCAATGGATCACCTTGGTCGGGCCGTCTGGCCCCACCTCAGACACGACGCCGATGTGCCCCTGCTTCATGTTGTGATCGGGCCACACCAGAACGTCGCCCGGAAGTGCCTGCGTCCACCCGACGTGAGCAGCGAAGCCGAAGGCCGGCTGCATCGCATCTTCGTAAACCGCAGTCGTCTCGAACCAGACCTTGCCCGCCATGTGAGGCACGGTCGCGTTGGGTAGGTAGCGATCGACCCCGAGCGCCCATGCGACGAACCCCGAACAGTCGCATGCATCGGTGAGCGGATCCGCCGGCGACTCTGCGAGCGGATCGCGCCCACCGGCGCCCAGCCGATAGGTGGTCGTGTGACCCACGGCCTTCCGCGCGCGTGCCACGACAACCTCGCGTGACAGCGTGCCGAGTGAGCGAATCATCCCTTCCCCCCAAGAATGCCGGGCGCGCGATGCGGTTTCGGCTCTGCCGGGAAGGAGAGCCTACTCGCGCACCGCGCTCCGGCCTCATCCGGTGAACGCCTTTTCACCGTAGTGCTGGAACTTGAACGCGACCGCCTTCGACACCTCGCGCTCGAACTCGGCGTAGAAGTGCGGCACTGCGCCGAGGCCGATCGAAACGAAATGCAGCCGGCGATCGAGCCGCGCCTGCGGCTTGAACAGGTAGAGCAGGATCGGGTTCGCTGGTCCCGG